GATAGGAATGTTTGAAGCCGATCCAAATGTATTGATGATATTGCCATCTTTGTCTGCGAGCATAAATGCTTCAAACAGAGTTTTGTTACCAGTTAAATATGCTTGTGTTAGTTTGTTCCAAATTGCCATTAGATTTTCCCGTCGTAATAGTTTTTGCTTAATTCAGACCAAGGACCGTCGTCATTGCCGTCCCCAACCATTCTACATTTAACATAGGTCTGTTGAAGGTTTCCACCAGGAGGGGTAAACGATCTAATTCCAGCAGTAACTGTGCCGTTAGCTTCCCTATAGTAATCATCATCAGGGTGTACTTTTGCCCCTGGTGCTAATGTTCCAAGAGTAGGGTTATTACCGTACTCCCAAAGTCCACCACTCCCTGGTACTGGTACCCACGCCATTATTTCTTCTCCCACCCTTTAATATATTCTGTACTAAAGTTAGCTTTACTGAATTGTAGTCTGTCTACAAGTTTAAGTGAATTCTTACCCATATGATCAATGGCGACAAAGCCCTCTTGACCAGTAACCTCAAAACCTTTAGTGGTTTTAAGAAATGTTTGTAATCCATCCACATGATTTAATTTTGAAATAACCATAAGTTTGGCATCAACCAATAGGTTGTACATCTCAAACAAACGTTCTATTTCTTTTTTATTATTGTTTGCAAAATAGGCTAGAGCCGCATCACGTTTTCCGGTCTGTGTATCCTTGCCGCGCTGGGTTTTCTTTTTATCTGCCTCTTTGCCATAATAATCATTAATATATTTTGTAAGACCAGCCACAAACTGTTTAGGATTCCCAATGCGTTCTCCAGCTCGGACCTTTTGATTTACATATACATTTACACGTATATTAAGTTCCTCATTGTTCGCCTTCGACAGGCCGTTCAAAGTTTCTTTTTTAATTGTTCTGAACAGTGAACCTACCTTGGTTAGGATAGCATTTAATGCTTTTGTTTCTGCAGCTGTAAATGTGGCATTACCTGACTTATCTTCAAATACTGCATCTACCGCCCAGACTGATTTTACTTTCTTGAGAGAAGGTACAATCTCCTTTCCAAAATTTGCTGACATTGTTTCAAATGAATCTCCTCGGTATGTTGTATGGAAGACCACACCGATATTGGATCCTGAAATTGTTTTTGCAAGTTTGCTTTTCGTTGGTATCGCATAAACAATCGTGTTAGGATGGAAAGTAATATACGACTCTCCATCAATATTAGTCGTTTGTAAATCATCATTCGTATATAAGAAATCACCCTGTACCACTCCTTCAATGCCGAGTTTACTAAACTCTTTTAAAGCAACCTTAAACTTTGAGGCAAGGTCACCTGATATATCATTGTCAATTTCAGCTTCTGTTTTATATATTTTAGGATTCTTATTAAAAACACCTTTTTTGGCAATAAAGAATTTGCCATCGGATGGATCTTTACCCGCAAAAATTGCAGGAGCACCATCCCATTTTACAGAGACATTTATGGGTGCTTTGGTATTACCACCTAACATATCTCGTAATGCTCTTAAATAATTAATCACATTTCTTGTACCTATAACACCACCATCAATGACAGCATCTTCAAGATGAGTCATGTGGAGATTCTTATCTTCTGTAAGGATCTCCTCGGCAATATAATTTTTAAATCTTTTCATTATAGACTTACCTCTGCTGGAATTCCTGTTGCCGTACCTAACTCAACCCCTAGGAACTTCATAAGAGCTGCCATCATGTTTTTACCTTTTTTGGCAATGGCTGTAAATACCTTTTTTAATTTTAAAATAATCTTTTTGACTGCCATATCCAATGCCTTTTTAACTGCGGCACCTGCAGTCTTGGCAAATTTACCAGCCCGTCTAATCATACCCATTGGACCTTCATTTAGAATATCCTCTGTGAGATAAAAACCTTGGATGTTTGAAAGTTCTTCAGTGACCAGTTTTTGTAAGGTATAACCTTCGGATAAACCTAAGCGCATTGCTGAATAGGCAGCAGAACCTGCAGAGCCTTTTTTAAAGGCAACATATGGACGAACCTTTTGTGCATACTCTATGATAATGGGATCGTTAATGGATGTAATACCTTTTACATCTACCTCATATGTTCTAATATCAAATTTTCCTAAAACATTTGCGGCTGCCTTTGAGTTAGCACCACCAAATTTATTGTTTCCAGTGGCTGCCTCTAGTACAATATGTCGAGCAAATAGGTTATTTTTCTCTGATGCGCCTCTAATAGCATCCTTGAGCATCGCAGATAATTCCTTATGATCCTTATCCTTTTTCTGATAATCAATCACACCAGCGTCTTTATCACCCATTAAAGAACGTTTCTGTAGGGATGATGCCGCTTCGGTTGTAATGAGCCTGGTCATTTTATCTTCAATGGCACCAGTTAACTTTTTGGCAAATGATGCATCACTACCCATTTCATATAGGGCAGCATTGACAATTGCAAGTGCTTCTTTTTTCTCTGCTGAAATAAGCTGAGACCCACCACCTTTTTTGAGAGAAATCTTTTCTACAAAATTGGATGATGCGATATCAGTTTTTGGTGTCTTATTTGTGGCACCAGCTGCCTTCCAAAACCTTCCAAGTTTTACATTACCCAAACCTCGGCCTGTTTGTACTAACTGCTTTGCCTTAAGATTTACATCAAAGTTTTTAGCAATCTCATCTGAAATCTTACCATAACGCTCCCAATATTTGAGAGCAACTTCTTTTGTTTCCTCATCTGTAACAGTACCTTTGAGATTATTATAGGCAAATACAATGAGGTTTTCCCATTCGGCACCACTAGGCGTTCCACCAGATTCTTTGACGTGGGTGAAAGAAGATGCCTTAAAACTTAGGCCACCTTTAAAATGCCATACCTTACCATCAGGTCCTTTCAGATACTTTTCATTCTCAGCATCCTGGCTTCCAATAAGGATAGCACCGTCCGAACCAGTAACTACAGTAAATATGTCATTACGTTTATAGCCTGCCTGGTCAAATTCCTTTATACCTTTGCCATTCCAAGCAAATTTATGGCCTTCGACATAGTCAGGTTTTAATATAGAAGCTTCATTCAAATAGTTTCTAAAATTACGAGGCATTTCTTATTCTCTTTTTTGTTTCACCAAAGGAGAAAAGTTGGCAACAAAATTGGGGGTGTGTCCTTGAAACCCAGAGCCCCAATTTAAATTATCACAGACTGTCTCTATGGTACTTTTTTTGGTATTTGACATATTTATAAAAGTACCAGTTGTGTTCTCTAAAATACCGTATACCCCTGTCCGTGATAATGTTATTTCGTATTTCATTTATTTGAATCCTTCCATGTCCTCGAATACATTTTTACGACTTTTGCCTCTATTATTCATAGTAACAACCTGACCAAATGAGGTCTTGTCAAACGCAGGGGTATCATTGTTTGACTGCGACTGGTTATTACCATCCGTATTTTGTACGTTTTGTTGGGCTGATTCCTCAAGATCATAGATTTTCATTTTGGCACGTTCGATACCTACAAGAAACCTACGATAATATCCTAAATCGCCCCAACGATTTTTAAGTTGTTTGATCATCAACTGACCTAGACTGTCTAGGTCTTCCGACGTTATAAGTCCAAGGATACAATCAGCAGTGTGAGTAATACCCATAGACTCAGAGGTGTTGGTGAGATCAACATCAGAGTTGCCGTAACCGTCCCTATTAAACTGAGAACTAGTAACAACGGCACAATTAAATTCCATAGCCAGACCACGAATTTCCTCCGCAATAGATTTGACAAGTGTGTAAGAGTTAGCTGCGGCTGCACCTTTAACTCGAGCAGAAGCGCAGATGTTAATGTAGTCAACAAAGACCACATCCGGTTTAAAACCTTTTTTCATTTCCAATTCGTTTAATAGATGTCGGAAATGTCCTACGTGAGCAGAACCGGTTGGGTATTCCTTAACAATGAGTTTGCCAGGAGTCTTGGATCTGTATCTGTTCATCCGTTTTTCAAAAACATCACGTGGTGTAATTGACACTTCGTCCAGAGTAACATCCATAATGTTGGCATCAATTCGACGACCAACCTCTTCCTCAGCAAGCTCCATGGTTATATATAAGACATTCTTGCCATACATCAAATAATTTGCAGCCATGTGACATTTTACCAAAGATTTACCACCACCGGTTGTTGCCAATAGAACTGTCATTGATTTACGAGGTAAGCCACCCTTGGTAACCTTGTTTAACAGGTCAATATCAAATGGTAACCGCTCTTCTTTTTTGTGATAATATTCATATCGTCCTTCATAATCCTCAAGAAAATCATGACCCACACTTTGGTCAAATGTAATGCCGAGAGAATCTGATAGGATTTTAGGAATGGATCCCTTGTCATTTTGTTTATCCTCACCATCCAGAATAAGAATGGCCTTGCGGATTGAATTGTAGAGATCTTTGTTTTGGCAGAATTTTTCTGTTTCATCAATAAGGAACTCAGTATTTGTTTCCTCATCAATACGAAAGCCATCAACCGCAGACATTACATTTTTATATGAGTCTTCGTTGAGATCCTTACGTTTGTCAAGTGATAATTTAAGAGCCTCGATTGAAGGAGCCTCCTTGTAATTTTCTACATATTCACTAAATGTGGAAAAAATACGCTCGTGATTCGAGTCGTCAAAATACTCGCCCTTCACATAAGGATAAACCTTTCGGTAATATTCCTCGTTGAAGATTAAATTTGATAAAATAGACTTTTCTAGCATGTTGTCCCTATATTATAAAAAGATAGGTGGTGACAAATGCCACCACCGGTTTGTTTTATAGTACCTATAATATCATTAATCATAGGAAAAGTCAATAGGTTTATTCAACAACCTCAGTAACAATATCATCTTCACCCATAATACTGCCAGAGGCACCTATTGTAAATAATTTTCTAATGTATTCTTTAAAATCAGTTTTTGCAAACATCATCTGCCAGAACTCTTCATTATTATTTACATCTTTTGCTCTCATCAGTTTGTCTGATATAATTTCACCAGTGGATGGATCCACGGCTTCATACCAACCAACCTTTGGCTTATTGAGATATCCACCCTTTTCAGCCACATCCATAAGACCTGACCATTTGACGATACCACCTTCCCAAGATACTGAAATTGGAATCTTGGATTTCTCTTTCACATGGCGAGATTTTTCAATATTAATCACAAAATGATAACCTTGAATTTCCGTACCAACCTTGTCCTGTTGGCGACCGATAATCCAAATAGCATCTGCTGAATAATAAATCCCTGTACCACCTGAAACAATTGCCTTAGGGAACAAACCAATTTCCTGGTATGTATGGTTTACGGCAATGAGTGGGATATCCTTGAGATTAAGATGTGGTGTAACAATACGGAACAAAGATTTAAGTGACTTGGCCCGAGACATATCGGCGACACTCTTTTCGTTCATTGCATCCTCAACCTCTTTCTTCGAGGCAAGGTTACCCACAGAATCAATGATCACAATTACATGATCTTTTTTCTCAATCTGATCCAATTGGTTACTAATATCAAACTTAAGTTCCTCAACATTGGTAATTGGTGTATGAACAACACGGTCCATATCAATACCAAATGTTTCAAAGTAAGCTTGAGGGGTTCCAAATTCGGAATCATAAAACAACAAAACAGCATCGTCATATTTTTTCATATATGCTGATGCAGTTAAGAGTGCAAATGCCGATTTAAAATGTTTTGATGGCCCAGCAAGTACCAGTAAACCTGGGCTTAAACCACCATCAGGATCACCTGATAGGGCAACATTCACCATAGGGACCGGTGTTGTTGCCATTTCTTTTTTACCAAAAACCTTCGACTCAGTAAGTTGAGCCGTCATTTTAATTGTGCTGTTTTTGACAAGTTTGTCTAATAGACTCATAGTTAACTCCCGTTCATAATTGCATAAAGCTTGTCGGCAAAAGCATCAATCTTTTCGTGGCGATTAGGCCAGTAAATATAATCCTTTTCAGGATTTGCCTTTAGATTATTAAGAAGTGGGATAACCGCATTATAAACGAGTTCTGCTTTTGCACTTGTGGATTCTACCTGGGCAGATAGTTCCTCTGATTTTTCGGTTGCAGTCCGTACAACCTCAAGCTCATCAGCATCTACTGCAGTAAATCCAAAATCAAAATCTAAAATATCTTCTGATACTGTTGACATGTTTTTTCTCCAATGAAAATAAGAGGGCCCAATGATTTGAGCCCCCTTAGGTATTTACTTAATTATGAGCGTGCAAGTTCTTTGAAGATTGACAAATCGTCATCATCATCATCGTTCATGGACATATTCACGGGTGCCGGTGCAGGTTCCGCAGAAGCCTGTGTGTTACCCATGTTGCTCAGATCCAAATCATTGTCCGTAGTGGACTCTTCCATTCGGCTAGATGCAGTTGGTCCTGCATCCTCTGAAAGATCAAGAACACGATACAATTTTGTTTTGAGTTCAGAATATGATTTGAAGTTTTTAGGATCTAGCAATTCCTGGAGAGAATGCTGAGATTTCCAAGTAGACTCTAGTTTGTCATCATCGTCAAACAATGAGGTCGGTCCATCGAACTCTGATTTGTCATAGTTAGGATAACCTTCGAATTGACGAATTTTGAGGCGGAAGTTAGCGCCTTCCCATAGATCAAATGGGTTGACTGGTTTCTCATCCTCAAATGATGGATTCATTAGATCATTGAGTTTATCAAAGATCTTTTTACCAAACTGATAAAGGAATACTTTACCATCGTTTTCTGGGTTAGCAGAATCCTTGACCACATAAATGTTTGCCACATATTTCAGTCGACGTTTTTGTTTACGTGCAAGGTCCTTGTCTGATTCCAGGCCAGAGTTCCATAATTTGGAATTGTACTCGGAGACTGGATCATCCTGACCAAGAGTTGTCAGTGAGTTCTCAATGTACCATTGACCGTTAGGTCCTTGGAAGCCATGATCCCAAATGCGGACGAATGGCATCTCTTCACCTTGTGAAGGTGGGAGGAAACGAATAATGGCAAAACCGTTACCAGCCTTATCACGGGTTGGTTTCCAGAATTTACCCTCGTTCGGGTCGGAGTAAGATTTTGTGGTGATTTTATCGAGTTGAGCGTTCAGTTTGTCTAGTGACGAAGAACGATTCTTTTTTAGTGCGTTGAAATCCATAGTCATGGTTTTATTTCTCCTAATTTAGCGTTGTATAGTAGTTTTATTGCGTTTTATATCTTCGTTAAAGGAATTGATCTTTGACATATGTCTTGTACCTATTCCAATCAAGATCCAAGAAAGGTTTATACTTCCTTGATTTTTTCATTATATCACGTGACACAACTTTGTCAACAATTTTTTTGTCCCAATAAGGAAAAATATTTGACAAGTGAGTCATGATTGTGAATGTTTCCAAGGATATCTTTTTCTGTAGCATCATAGTCATTATATGTGGGTGTTGCCCATCACGAACTACAAAATTATCTTCGTATTCATCCAACATATTATTTATATCACTTTTGAAGATATACCCTAACGAGTCCATTCTTTTTTTCCATTTTATATAGCGATTGTGTCCCTCCTGCTCTAATATATCACGTACCCATATATCTGGCTTTTCAATCATATTAGCCAGAATTATATTTTCATAATCGTCTTTTCTTGCTAGTTTCAGAAAGAAAAACGAATCATTTCTCGACTGAAATGAATCAATCGAAGCTCTAACTTTTCCATTGTATTTGAAATAATCATATGAGTCTGTAGTAAAATGTCTTTTAAAAGCAAGATATTTTACATAAGCACTAAATGATTCCTCATTTGCAAAGGTCGGTGAGGTCATCTTCATCTTTTTTCACCATTTTCAACTGAACTGCCTCTGTACGTACTTTTTCTTTAAGTATAGAGGATTTCTTTATTACCGCAGCAATAGTCTCAATTTCGAGTCCATTATTTTCTGCGTATGTCACTAGCGCATCAATATAAGGAACACCTTGAGAAACCATTACCGAGATTGCATGATGTATTTTTTCAGGTGTCATTGTAACGACCATAAAAACCTATCTCCTATTTGATTGGTAATACTATTACTATATCACGTACTATAAGAAATGTCAACCAATTTCTTCAAAAAGAATTCGATCTACGTAATAATTTTTCTTATGTTCTGGAATCCCCATTGCAGCAATTGAACTGTGCAACTTAGGATTCTTTTTCTGATTTTTGCAATAGGTATTCTGGATCGCCTTTGTATCCAGCATAGTCTGTTCGGCAAGAGTTTCCATCTGGGCCATATAATATTCCATAAGAGAAAATGTCAACTCTGTGAACTGATCCACTTCCTCATTACGAACCGCACCAGCGGCTACCATATGATTTGAAAAGATCTTTGTTGCCCACGGTGGCAATTTTCGTTCCCGTTTCCAAGACACCTCACCAGTTTGTTCGGCGAAGTGATTAATCATTGGATGGTGTTGTTTAACAATAGGAGAGAAATCAAAGAACGAACCACTAATTTTATTTGGACCTGCAACCACATCACATCCTAATATAGGCAAATCAAGCCCAAACTCTGGAAAGATGTTAATGTGCAGAAGCCAAAGGTTTCGTTCTTCAATTAGATCTATTGTTTTTAAATGACATTTTCTAATCAGTCCTGGCTTTTTCCAAAACTGATCCGACCATCCAGGAAATTGCTCTACCTTATAGTCAGGCATAGTTCTTTCCATGTTATTGGAAAAAAGAGTTTTCGTATCGGATGTAAATTTATTTAGTTTATTTACTATTTCCATATGCTATTCTTCTTCACCATCAGCAGGTTCGTATGGTAAACCTTCTGACATTGCATATTCAGTATTAAAATAATATGGTGTTGTGTCTAGCAATTCACCAAACATTTGTTCAGCATATTGGAAACAAATGCCAGCTTCTACAGCCATTTCATTGTGTAACAATCCTCTGATACCAGATTTTAATGCATCAATGTCTTCAAAGTCATAGAATGTGCCATCACCTGGAACCTTGGTTCTTATAATTTGGCCGCCACTCATATCACCAAAATGGCGAACATATAAGTGAGCCAGGAGACCATCGTTATCATTGTTTTTTGCAAGATAACCTATATGATCAACATATTCAACTACTGCTGTTAAAGGATCATCCCATGGTTCAATACCATAAATGCTTTCCAATTCCGCAATATCTTCTTCTAATCCAGTTTGTCTAAACACTGACTGATACTCTTCAGGAAGTGTCACCGCCTCTTCAAGAGCAGTGTAGCAAATTAATTGGCTGCAAAGATATTTGTGATAAAGTTCTGGGCTAATTTCACCACCTAACAAAATTTGAGTAAACTCAGTACGTTCTGCTGATTTGTGGTGTTCCCATGTAAGTTCCTTTAAGTTGTTTGCCATAAAATCTAATTCCTCCAAATTGTGAGTGTTAATTACAAAGTTCGCTCATGCAACTTTTGAACTTATTTATAAGGTCCAAGGGGGCAAGAATCCTGCCCACCTTGTGTGTGTATTTGTTCTTTAGAACGAGAATGCAACGCCTGCGGATGGAGTAAACTCTTCGCTGTCAAGGTTGTATGAAGTTTCAGCATATACATCCAAACCTTGTACGTTAGTGTAGTAACCGCCACCTACATTTTGCAGTGTGTCGTTTTCGTCACCGTTTACAAAACCTGTAACACCGAATACGGTTACATCTGTCTCATAAGCAAATGTCTCGGCACCGTATGTAAATGTTGTGCCAACACTAGCTTCAGTACCTACGATGGATCTAGTTACACCGGCAGAGCCCATGTATACAAATTCCTCTGAATCCATATTATAGTCCAAACCTACACCGACACTAGCACCAGCTACATTCATGCCATATGTACCTTGTACATTTTTTACATCAGTTACATCAGCTGTCATATCAGTGAGACCAATCATAACGCGTGCGCCAAATGCACTTGCGATTAGGCTTTCACCCTCATCAGATGGATTGGCCAAAGTTGTTCCGCCAACATTTTCTGTGATTCCACCAAAGTCACCTAGCAAGTCACCTTGATCGCCAAATGAGAAAGCAATATCTCCTGTTGCTACTCCCATATGCCATGAATCCACGGTTACGGTATCTCCGTTCATTGCGAATCCAATACCTGCATCCCCGGCCATAGCGTCAATACCGAATTCCAGTGTTTGTGCGGCGACGATATCATCATCTGCATTTTGTGTAAGGTCCAATTTAATGTCACCAGTGACATCAGCGGCAAAAGCAGTTGAGGCCATCAAAGCCGTTGCTGCGGTAGTTAAAAATAGATTTTTCATCCTTGAAAATCTCCTTGTGTGTATTAAAGCAAAATAAAGACCCGTCAAAACTGACGAGTCATTAGAATAAAGTGTCACTTTTCTGTTCCGAGGCAAGTGACCAGCCCGTCAACTTATGCCGCTAGTGCATAACCTGAAGGTGCAACATTATCGTTTGCGTTTAGTTTGTTTGGCCGAATGTCGTAAGCCACCACGGTAATCTACTCTCATCTCTATACACCTGTCGATCCTAGTTCAGCCCCATCATAAAGATACTAGCCGCTTTATCAGATGCGTTCCAAACTTAACTGGACACTAGTATCTTTATGGTGGAGCTGTCGGGTACTGCCCCCGAGTCCAGCATGCATGTTGAATTGTATCAACGATTACATAGTATTTATTATGTTATATATCAAAAGCCAACATATAACATTGTTATGTGACTTATAGGTCACATGCGGTTGCTTCAAATTTTGCAACCATGTCCTTCTTTTCCAACAGAAGTTTTTCCAAAGAGTAAAGTGCCGCATATTTCTCATCGGTGGCACCTTCGTTAAAGGCGATTAATGCAGATTCAATAACACCAATATCAGTCATAAGTTCAGTCATAATAAAGTCTCCAAAAGAGTTATGTTGGTCTCGGTAGTAGGATTTGAACCTACGGTCTCCTGGTCCCAAACCAGGCGCTTTACCAGACTAAGCTACACCGAGTAGTAGGACTATTTTCCTCATACGCCCAGCTAGTATCTCCAATCTCTCCGCACGGCCTTATTGACATTGCCGCTCTAGTTTGATTGAAACTAACATCTCCACGTTTTCACGACACTGATATTTCACAGGCGAATTATTCTCGCGAGATTGTGTTTTCAGGTGGCCTTCCCTCCGCACGGACGTATGAGAAAAATAGTCCTTATAGTATTAATATACACCATCTAGAGCAAATGTCAACCATTTATTTGCATTTATTTTCATTTTTTCTATGAGACCTTAAGTTCTTTGAATTCAGCCTCAACTGTACATCCAGGATATTCTCTTTTCAGATACATGATTTCTTCTGATGTAGCATAACCAGAGTATTCCTCTCTTGTATCCAAAAGTGTTCCGTCAGGAGATGTGATTGTGATCTCATAGAATCTTTTAAACATTTCCATTGTGTATCCTTTCTGTTTATAGTACTAATATATACCATCTTGAGCAAATGTCAACCATTATTTTAATTTTTTTATAAATAAAATTTGTGCAAGTGCATATAATAATCATAATAAAAAGGAGGTTGCACAATGGCTGCAAAGAAAACGATTGATGCGGATGCAGTAGAAGGCGTTGACGCAAACGGTGACGGACACATTTCAACAGAAGAAATGAACATGCACCTAGAATTTAAACGTAGAGAACTAGAAGATCAAGATGCCCAACGGGATGCCATGCGTAAAATGACATGGTTCGCATTGTTTGGCATGTTGCTCTATCCAGCTACTATTATGTTCACTGCTTATCTAGGCTTGGACGGTGCAGCAGGTATTGTAGGTGATATTGCACCAACATACTTTGTTGCTATTTCTGCCTTGGTATCAGTATTCTTTGGTGCGAATGCATATTCTGCCAAAAAGTAAATATTAAAGGGTTGGCTTAAATATAAGCCAGCCCTAATACTGTTATCAGCATAGCCGCGATTACAACATTTTCCAAAAAAGAATAATTCCAAAATAACATTCTTTGGAATAAAGATCTTATTAGATTCATGCCACCTCCAGTATACTTTGCTTATGCTCTGCTCTAAATTTATTTAATTCAGAATTAGTTGAGTGAACTTTTTCCAAAATTGAGTGAGGTAGTATCTGCAATAGAGCACTCACATCCTTAGGGAAACAAGCCCCACCATAACCTAGACTTCCTTCATGATTAGGTGCTGCCATCATGTCAGGACCAATACGGTCAAACATACCAAGAGTAGCAGTCAGTGACTTATAGTCTATGCCCTCTGGTAAATTTGCATAGAGTTCATGAAACCATGCGACCTTTGTTGCCAACCATGAATTATGTACATATTTAATCATACTTGCGGTTGCTCTATCTGTAAATACAGATTCAATAAACCTACCTAAGACTTTATATGAGTCTTCAAACAAATCAGCCCACCACATTGTATCTGCAAGGCTGTTGCCTTTATCGGCTGATCCAAAAATTTGAAACTCTGCTGCCTTAAAGTCTTCCATTGCACACCGTTCACGAAGAAACTCAGGATTGTAAACTACATTCTTTGGATAGTCTGCAATATTATCCATCGTTACTGTGCTTTTTAAGAGGATACGCTTTTGCGGCCCCATCTTTTTAAAGAGACTTCGAACAATGGAATCATCACACCGACCATCATCTCCCATAGGAGTAGGGACTGCAATTACAATTCCGTCTGCTTGTCTGATAGCAATCTCTGGTACTGTATCAGGATATTTTACGGGATCGACTCTAATTACCTTAGAGCCAGTCATTTCCAAAAACTCAGCTGTTGTGCCGCCAACAAAGCCACAACCAAATACTGCAATTGTTTTCATATTTCTTTCCTCACTTTATTAATAACAAATATATTTAGAAGCCTGCTAATCTTTTAAAAATCGCAGAGTATATACTTTTCCATCAGTTTTAAAAGTAACCTCACTGTGGCTATATTCTGTTACAGTAGAAGTTTTCCATGTAGTCACATAATCACAATGTGTGCTTTCCTTATAACCAACGATGACATTTTTACTTTGTTGTGAACCCTTATCAGCACCAATAAGGCCACCCATTACTGCTCCTGCTGCGGCACCACCGTCGTCACCTGTAACACCCTTGCCAATTACACCACCAAGGATCATACCTAGCAATGCGCCACCGGCTGCATCACCTTCTGTTTGTTGTCTCTCGTACACAGGCACCTCAACTTGTCGACAGCGTCTTTCCTGAAAAGGAGTGCTCTGCTCAATGTCAATATAGACATCACGAACCTTGGCAACGGAATCCGCAAATGCAGGTGTGCATATGGATCCTGCCAGGGCAAAAGCAATTAATTTATTTTTCATTTTTTCTTCCTCTGTAATCCTTCTCGGACCAATAAATAAAGTTGCACATTAATATTACTATAACCCATTATGATTGGTATGTCAACAAAAAATGCGTTTTTATTTATTACTTCCATTTCTCTTTATAGTTTCCGGTTGTGAGCAATTTGAGCTGGAGAATCCTACTACGGACTCAATCAGAACAGCTCGAGGTTTTTTAAACTCTAGCGAAACTAAGGACCGAGCAGAGTTAAAGCAATTTCTTGGTGTAGATCCAGTCCGATATGAATGGTGTGCTGCATTTGTAAATTCTGTACTAGAGGTTAACAATATACCAGGATCTGAATCTGTTAGTGAACATCCCTTGATGGCAAGAAGTTTCTTGCGCTGGGGTGAAAAAGTATCTGAACCAAAACGAGGAGACATCATTGTGTTTCCAAGAGGTAATTCAGATTGGCAAGGCCATGTAGGATTTTATATTTCAACATATTCAGTCACTGGTATAGAGTATTATGTTATTCTAGGTGGTAATCAGGATGATAAGGTGAGTTATGAACTCTACCCCTCGGCAAGGGCCTTGTCTATTCGCAGACCTCTAGCCCAGTAAAGTTTGCTTGTAACCAGCCACGGTCAATGGCATGAAGAACAACAATATCTTTATATGGCTCATTTGGCCACAGACCTTTATCCAAAGCCCATGCTTTCATGTCACGTTGAACCATTACTGATTGCTCACCTTGAGCAGTTTGAGCATCAAGGCGATTCATTTCTTCTTCAGCCATTTCAAAGCCATTGCGGGTTGATTGAATCCAAGGTGTCATATTATACTGCCTCCATTCCAAGATAATCAGTTTTAAGAACTTGCAACCGATCCCAGGCTACATCAAGATCATAATCATCAGCCAGTTTGTCAAAGCATTCGGCGATGTATGAAGCTGAATAGTAACCACAGTCAAGGTGCATATCAGCTTCTACAAAGTTCCAATTGATAGAGCCATCAGTATAGGAATTCGTAGGATTAGCAATTGCACTGTCGAAAGATTCCACAACATCTGCTTTGATCATTGAGCCGTCTTTTAAATGAGTAATTCTTGACATTTGGTTTTCCTTTATTTACCTTATACTACTAATATAACACCGGTTGAACCAAATGTCAACCATTTTTTTACATTTATTTTAACTTTTTTTACGAAGGTATCTACCACGGCCAACATAACCAACCTTTTGAACTGCTGCCAATGGACTGGTTGCTTTAACCTCAGCCAGGTAGCTCTCAACAGTATAGTTTTCTACCAGACATTTGACCCAGGATTTCCAAGGTTTTTGTCCGTATTTGAACCGAGCAATAAATGCAGGTTTGACTTTGCCTATCCATGAAGGGTGGCAGTTTGGATGAGCTTCATTCATCAATACTGAACCTTTGTAGTCGCCTTTGTACATTAAGTACATTCCGTCCCACTGGAACAATTCTTTTTGAAACTTAGTCATATCATCACCTTTTGTTATCATATATACATAATAACACAGGTAGTAACGAATGTCAACCATTTTTTTACATTTATTTTAACTTTTTTACTCTCTCTGTGGCCAACCAACGCCAGTGTAGTACTTTAATGATGTATTCAAGGCGTCCAGGGTATTAACCAACCACATATATTCTACATCCTCATCATCTGTGAGCCCTACCATTTTCATTTTTTCTTGTAGCTGTGTGAGATCTCCATCAATAATCTCAGCATCGCTTTTAAGCCTTTGAGCTACAATTTCGTCCAAAACAATATCTTCAATTTCAACTTGCATTTAAGTTACCTCCACCGTGGACCTTCCATCCAGCATACCAATGCCTTACGAGATCCTTTCGTTAATGTTGTTACCCTATGTTGTAGATAGGAAGGGAATACGATCACAACTCCTTTTTGTTTTTGTGCCAAGACCTGAGCAGGATCTGTAGTAATACCGTCAAATTCTAAATCACCACCTTCATATTCATCAGCATCTGATAATTGTATCGACATACTCAACTTTCGATCGTGCTGCGTTTGGCCACCCCAGTCAACATCAAGGTGCCAGTCAAAGTGATCCTGTCGGTCTGCTGAATATTCCGTATACTGAATATCCCATACATAATCGGTTTCAAAGCCAAAGGCTTCCTTATTTGCTCTCCGAAAAATATCCGTGACCATTTCACGAATTAGGGGATTTCTTAGGAATTTGATTTTACTTTTGCGCATCTCCTCACTCGGAGAATTTTCGCCTGCAAGGGTGGCATCGTCTAGGAATTCCACACCGCGGTCCATTACATCTGCTAATTCTTGCTCAAGACCTTTAATATTATGGGTACCGAGTGTAGTTATCCATATCGGTTGTCTCATTATATAACCTCATTATTAATCTTTTTGTTGTGTTCTCATCTGCCAGAGAACTTCATCGACAGTTTCAAGTGCTGCCTCAATAATTTCTTCAGTTAATGGTTGAAGCTCACCTTTGTACATTGCTATCACAATTGCGTCGTGTATATTTTCTCGGCATGCTTTTCCATTACGATCTACTGGTCTGTAGGTTTCGTTAGTTAAAATATCCCAAGCCAACCTTCCAGCTATTTCTTGAATATCATAATCTGACATATATCCTCCTGTATCTCTATAGTACTATATATCAATACAGGAGGAATGTCAACAAATTTATGACGGATTTATAACATAATGAATCAGTAATACTAACGCAACCGAGGCACCAAGACCAACCATCATTTTACCAAAGTCTTTAGCGACCAATGGAAATACTGATTTTGTTTTCTTTTTACCAAAGTATGTAGCCATAGCCAATTCACGCCCTGCAAGTAGCCCAACAAATACCCACGTGGTACTCATAGGAATATCATTCAGTTCTTTGAAAAAGTACAGACATAACCAATAGAATAAGTCAATTAATGTTGCTGATCGTACATATCGGGTATTATGTTTTTCCAAAACAATCTTTTGGATCCTACCACCCTTTTCTCTAAACATAAAGAACAGGCCAGTGACAAACACAAGACTGATAAACACCATTAGATCTACAGGAATTGCTCGTGGCAAGAATACTGCAATGTTAGCAATGTCATGCGACAACCAAGTAAACCATAAACCGCCGGTGGCAACCCATTGGGCTACTCTCCAAAACTTTTTATTGCCTTCAGATACTGGTTGTGTTTCATCGTACCATTTACCAAAGTATTTGTGAATGGCAAACCATACAGCATAAGCAAATGTTGCTGCCACACCATAACCCATAATTGATTTCATAAGCATCTTTTCCAACACAAAGGTTGAAGCAAATACCGATAGCACCAAAAATGATGTCGAAACTGGTACACCCATCCGTGTAAGTAAAACAAGGATAGCTGGTGCTGCCGCATGATACCATTGTACTTCTTGGAATGGGATCTTATTCAAACGGCCATAGGATATATCACCGCCATTCATATACCAACCATACCATAGTGTATACAATAAAACCGCAGAAGCTGCGGCCCATAATACTTTAAAGTTAAATCTCTCATTGTTAGATGCCATCCAAGTACCGAGAGTCTGTACTGAATCATTGGCAATAACCGCATATGCGGCTAGTAAAAAGCCCACTAAGGACCACATTGTTAGAAGTTCCATTTCTTTCTCCTTTGTTTGACAGCTTTACACTGTCGCTCACATTGAAATCGGCAGAGCTTTACCCACTGCCTATGTATATATTAACACATCAAAATCAATTTGTCAATGTCAAAGTTTTGACCAAATTGCACCGTCACATTTGTGACACGGTGATCTGAGGCTATCTGTCAGTTTTCGCAGAAATAGGCTGGGAAGATATATAAATAAACATGTGAAAAAATAATGAATACACAGGATTGATACTATGATTAAATCTAAATTAATGTTATTGTTAATGGTGTTATGTCTGCCTAGTCTTGCATTCGGGCAGGAAGCAGACAGCACAGCAAGTGATGTTATTAAAACGGAATCTACAACACAGAGTACAATTAACTCAACAAGTGATTCCACCACAACAGTAAAAACTGCTCCTCCCTCAGCTATATCTCCACAGATCAATACGGCGAACTCTGATCTGTGTACTGTAGGTATTGCCGGGGCAGTGCAGACTCAGATATTGGGTATCTCAGCAGGTAAAACTGTTCGTGATATGAATTGCGAAAAGTTAAAAAATGCTAAGACTCTATATGATATGGGTATGAAGGTGGCAGCTGTTTCTGTAATGTGTCAGGACGAACGTGTTTTTGATGCAATGATGAATGCCGGCACACCATGTCCCTTTGATGGGAAAATTGGTGTAGACGCTAAAGCTGCTTGGGAAGAAAACCAGGATAAAATGCCTGGAAACAAAAATAAGGTAGTAAATGAAGAGACAAAGAGCACTCTTATCGGCGGTGGTATTTTGGGCACTCTCCTCCTCCTTTTGTTACTCTGAGGAATCAGCAGTAACAGGGACGGGAACTGAGGTCTACAGTACCACAAACAATGCGGCCGCAAATGGACTTAGCTGGGTAATGGCTAACATACTACCAGCACAGACCGGCTTGACCATCGGTAATGTTTTTTATCGTTATACAGTAGACAAAGAGGCAGCCGATAATTTATTAGTTCACGTGCAGAATGAAAATGCGCAAGGGCCAGGCTATGTTTTCAGAAGTACCGACGATTGGTCTGGTTTACCTGGCAACACAATTAGTAGGCTCATTTCGATTGAAAATACACCAGCAACGGCTTTTGGTACCGGATCCATTGAAACGGAAGGTGCAGGTACTATTAGTGATCCTACTGTCATATACAGCTATAAATATGATGAATGTTATGTGGTGATTTCAAATCCAGAATGTCCTGGCTACGAGGATGCTTTATTTACGTGGATGCAGGACCAAGGACTCTTTGAAGCTCCTCCACAACCAGGTGACCCTTACTATGATGAATACGTTCAATTGGTGGTAAATAGGGATCAGATGGATGATGAAGAGGAAGACTTGAGTGACAGAGAACAAAGAGAAGAACGTGAGGAAGATGCAAGTGCAGAAGATCCTATCAGGGAACTAAATGCTGGTATGGATATAGAAGGCTTTGTTACTACTGCAAAAGAACAGGAAAGAATGTTACGATTATCAGCGGTACCGCAGTTTAATACTTATTATCAGGCACAGATTCCTGGAGGTGCCTATCCAGAAACAGTTAAATTACCAGACTCGGATATTCCCGACAATAGAAGAGCTCTCCGTAATTTGGCTTCAGATCAGGTCCATAGTGATATGGTCAGATCGCAATACAAAAACTAAAACTATAAACGGAGTAAATTTATGAATATCAAACCAATAATTACAGGATTAGGAATAAGCCTAGCTTCTGCAATTGGTTATGTTTCGGTGGCAGCGGCAGAAGACGTACCTATTGTAGGGAACGTACAGGCTAAGTGTTCAATCTTTACCGACACCTCAGGAGTGTATGGTAACCCTACCCCCAACGAGTTGAGCACCGAGAGTGCTGATGGTGGTGTCAACCCCGTCATTCGATTTGATGTTGCTCAGGCAGATTTCTATACGGCAAGGATTAGACACCCATTGTCCTTCTCGACATCGCCGAGCCTAACTGATACAGTTACTTGGACTGGATCCACAACTGTTTCTAATACATCAGATGTTAATATGGCTGGGTATGAAGCGGCAAAGGTAGAATTTGATAACGCAACAGAATATGATTTATCTGTGGCAGGAACTACCTGGTTTTCAGTAACCTCGGCAGCTACGTATGGGTTTAATACTGCATTTCCTGCAGGTACATATACCTCTATCGTTGAAGCAGAATGCATCGCTAACTAAAAATAGGCTTTTATTATGAGATATTTGATTTTATCGGTGCTGATTTGTCTTATAATGCTTTTTCTAGCTAACAAGGCAATGTCACATGAAATGACTCCGGCGTATCCTGAACTTAGAAATTCATATATGCCGGAGGTTAAACAACTTAATCTTAAACTATTTAATAGAAGAGCAGATGTACTCTATTATGAAATATCAGTATTTGACAAAGACTGGAAGCAAATTCCTTTTGCTTCAACTGAACGAATCTTTAAAGTAAATTATTTAGCTAGAAAATCATTTACAGTATTCATTAGAGATCGAGATGTTAATATGGTTGGGTATGTTTGTACAAGATCTAAATTACTAAAGGGGGGAGGGCCTACCGTTGTCTCCTCAAAAATATGTTCTAAAGTAAAGTGAGAAAAATGAGATGTTGAGATTTTTGGTAGTGACTGCTACGTTATGCATGGTATCTATTGCAAACGCAGATTCAAGTTCACTAAACCTTCAAATCCCAACTGCGCCTGGAAATCATCAATATGATAAATTCAGAGCAGGGGATTTGGACTGTCAGAATGCTATTGGTTCAGCTACATATACTGAATTTGGAGTCACAGGTATTATATCTAGGAACCAAAATAATAATGGCTTTAATGATTATAATGACAGTCTTGGTAGTAGCCCTAAGGATGTTGGGGTATATGCTAGAATAGTTATTCCGCTTGGTGCTAAACCTAAAGCTAGAATTAATTGTAATGAATTGTATCAGCTTGAATTAAAAAAGAAAAGGCTGGAAGTAATGAAATTAGAACAGGAAATACAACAATTAAGACAATTACAATTTGAAAACTAGAGGTAACTTATGGCTGACAAAGATCTCGGAGAAGGATTAGAAGCTTTCGAAAATGAGGTGGAGAACCTCAAGAAAACCAAAATGAAGTTATTTGGAATTACACTCACACCATCCACCATTGGTGCACTGTTCGCTGTTCTGAGTGCATTGTTAGGAACCCTATATGGAGCATTTGAATCATATAAAGCGTTTCAGGAAATGAGTGAAAAACTAGAGGTGTTGGACCTCGAAGCTGTAGAAGCCAGGAATCTTGCCATCGAACGAAAGCTTGATGATGCAATTGATTATACACGGGACATTAAAAACAGTTTAAAAGATGACATTATTAGGGTAGAAAGAGTTACTGACTCAACCAGTACACGTGTAAAGAAAATCCAGGATGACATTGATGCTCGACTAAGACAATTATCTGATCTGACAAGAGAATCAGAAAAGGATGTTAGAGATACAATGCGTGAAACAGAAGAACGCATGGATGACAAAATGATTAAACTGGATACAGATCTAAGAAAAACATTACAAGAAGCATTGGATAATCCATTATCAGGAAACTAATAAATAGGAGATAATAATGCAAGGACCTGAAAGAACGTGTAAGAGTTGTGGGCATCGATGCCATTGCTATGCACCTGACTGCAAGAACTGCATTAATGATGTATGTACCAAATGTGAATGTAAGAAACATGATTAAACAATTTCTGTTTGATTGGCTATTGAAGGATTATATTGAGGGAGAGATAGACCGTAGGTTCAAGGAGAATATGATTGAACGATATTGGACTCAAAAGCATAATGAAACAGCAAGAAGAATTGCTGAGCTCAGGAAAGCATATCTTCCGTCACAGCCACTTCATAAAGAAGATATCTCCAAACAAGTACAGTCCAGTAGTAACCTTCGACGGCAAAACTCCCAATCCAGATTACCACACGAAGCCGGTCAGGAGATAAGTAATAGTGAGTTACTCAAGGAAAAGTTAAATAAAAGCAAATTATAATGGATTTAAATGATGACAACAAAGCCAAATAAAAACTTTACATTAGGTGTAAGGGATATTGAAATAATTGAACAGGCATTAAGAGCAAAAGCTGGACGCAGAGGCATGGCCATTGCAAATGGTGAAACATCTGCAGCATTAAAGTATGAGATGCACGAGATCCAAGAACTTCTCGGCCGAATACACGACCAAAAAATATTTTATAAGCCCAAAGGATTTGTTCCAGGCGGGTGATACTAGGAGGACTAAATGTCAAACGTTTGTCATAAAATGGCACAATTAGCTGAACTTGCATATTTGGATAGTGCAAAGGCAAAACCAAAAATGAAGGCCTTGGGTTACACGGGTCATAAATTCTTTGAAAATGATGGTGCTCAATGCCATGCTGTATGGAACAAAGAGGAATATGTCCTTGCATTCCGAGGTACAGAACCTTCAGAACTAAGTGATGTATTAGCAGATTTAAATGCTATTCCACGAGGTGCTATGACTCACGGTTTGGTACATTCAGGTTTCAGAAATGAATGTGATAAACTCTGGGCTGATATAGTAAAACACCATAATAATCACAAAACAAAGAGAATGTACATCACTGGGCACTCATTAGGTGCTGCGATGGCTACTATTGCTACATCTCGCTTTGAAGAGGAACGTAAGGTAGAACAATTAACCACCTTCGGCTCACCAAGAGTTGGTACTCGTAAATTTGTAAAAAATATTTCTACGACTCACCTTAGGTATGTTAATAATAATGATATTGTCACCAAGGTGCCATTGTTCATTATGGGCTACAAGCATCACGGCGCATTACAGTACATTAACTTTTATGGAAACGTTCGTAAAATGACTGGTTGGCAATTACTTAAGGATAGATGGAGAGGTTGGAGATCCGGTTTCTTGGATGGTGCAGCCGATCACGGAATGAATAACTATACCAAGTGTACGAAGGATGTAAAATGATGGAAATGCTCACAAGGATGTTTGGAGATACACTGTGGATCTATACTGCTATTGGTGGATCTATTGTAGGTGCCGCATTTCTGGCATGGTTCCGTAATACAAAGGCTGCTCTATATTTGATGAGCAAATTTGATGGTCTATTGGACCACCTGGTGGACCGCTTTGGATGGGAATGGCTTCAGGATGATCCAGAGGCATGGCGTAAACGATATCCAAAAGTCACCAAAAAGATTGATGATTTGGAGACACGGATACAAAAGTTAGAAAGCAAAAAGAAAAATGTTAAGTAAACAATGTAAAATGCATTTGGAAGAAGTTGGTGAAACAGGATTGCAACATGCTAAGCATGCGGTAAAGGCTGCTATTAGATTACAATTACTTGTGCCTGCCTTGTTGATACATGCTGTTGCGCCTAGATGTTTTACACATACAGCTACTAATGTAATGACTGATATTTTAAAGGAGAGAAAAAAATGAATTGGATAATGAAAAGATTAACAGAAAGAACTACACTTGATGGTGCTGTTCTAATTGGTGCAGGTGTTGCTATGATTCTTGTTCCTGTTGACTTGATTGCATATGCATGTATCTTTTACGGTGCATGGACAATCTGGAAAAAAGAAGATTAAAAAAAGGGGGAAGCAATTGCTTCCCCCTACTGCCGTCGAGCCCGACCAGGGCGTGTTTTACTTCCTCCCGAGAAGATACATCAGAGACTTTGAGTGATGATTTGCCTACGATCTCCTTGGCGTCTCTTTTCAAACACCACAATGCTATCATAAAAATGAATGCTATCAGTTGACCTAGTAATATCAGATATTGCTGGTCCGTAAGGTATGTTTTGTTTTCTACGTTTTATTGTATTTGTCATGCATGTGTGGATTGAGTTTGCATGAAGATCATCAATCTTGTCCTTGGCGAATTCCATAAAGCTATCAGGCTTTTTAGGGCCACCGTTATAGGGTGGCATGGGCAAATAACAAGCGTGTGTGTCCTCAATAAAATACACACCATCCTCGTCCACATGTTGATATAACATATCGTAGGAATCTTTCATATCGCTAGAGAAGTGGCTACCATCGTCCAACACTATATCAATCTGTGGATACTTAGCCATAATCTTTTTAAGGATCTGAGGATCAGATTGACTACCGATAAAGATGTCTACATTATCGGATTCATATTGCTTACAATTTGGGTCAATATCAATTCCTATAATCTGACACCCTTCGCCAAAATACCATTTCCACATATCTAATGAACCACCACCCTGAACACCAATTTCAAGCATCACTGGGCTTTTGTTTCTAAATTTTGAGAAATGTCTCTCGTAAATGTCAAAGTAATGCAACCATTTCTGAAGCATTTTTCCATTATTGTTTAAAGCATATCTATGCAAATCACTCATTATTAAACCTTTAATAGTCGGACATTCTGGTAAGTCCGTTGTGCCATTCTATATCCTATATCTTTATATAGGTCGATTGTTTCCAAAACTAATTCGTCTGCCGTGAGCTGATTTGCTTCAAAGAATATTTCGTCTGGTTTATGTTCCCTAGGACGATCTGACAAATAAGGTAAAAATGATTTCAGTATATGAACATCAGCACCTTCTGTATCTAGTTTTAGTAATTTAACCCCTTCGACATTATAGTCATCAAAGATCTTTGACAGTGGGATCATATCAATTTCTGTTGCAAGCACCTCGGCATTTGTGTTCTTTACCCTATCGGTCAAATGCTGAATATGAGGCTCACCAATTCTATTACAGCCCTTTATATAACCAGGCAAACCATTCTTTGCAAGATCATCTGGGTGTATCCAATATATTTTATCTTTATATTCTGTGCCGTCAAGCGAAATTGCACAATTTAGTTTTGTAACATTTGGCTTGTCTGGTAATCTGTCAAGGTAAACCTTTAATGGTTCAATTGATAGCCCGACTTCACCGCCTTTACTAGCCTGAATGCACGTGTCAAAATCAGATGTTCCAATCTCTATAAAATCGTAATTCATTCTAATCCGGGTCTCCCATATATACACAAACCGCCTGTGTCCCAGGAATAAAATGACCTGATCTTCCGGTGTGTTCGTGCCCTAATGCTTCTCTAGCATAAAAACAATCTGTCATTTTATTATATGTATCATATGTTTCAGAATATGAAATTCCTTCATAAAGATATATAAAAACTAATGTCCACATTTATTCATCATCAAAATAACAAAGAGTTATTTCCTTCTCCTCAAATGTTGCTTCCAGAACAGAGGCTTGAATCAAGCAAGCCTCTCTGGTTTTATAATCGTCATACATTGTATGTCTAATACCATAATCATCCATGTCGGTGACAATACTGAAAATTATTAAAGTCCACATTTACATAAATCCTATCCAGTGTGTTACATCATCGCATGGGTCATCAATCCAATGGTGTATAAAAGTATCTATATCCATCGTCCGATCCTTGTTTAACTTTTAATCAAATACAGCAAATATTGCTTCTTCCTTTACAGCCGCCATCTTTTGATCCTCATCAGTAAATGGCATGGCCTCATTCCACTTCAGGAAACATCTTTGTCCTGGTTTAACACTATAAACATTTGGACCTACCCCAAGAATTAGTGCGGGCTTATGTCCAGTTTCAACTTCAGTAGTCATAATAATACCACCTGCTGTTTTATTTTCTTTTTTGCGACTATCCTCAATTACGATTACGTAGTCGTTAAGTGCCTTCATAGAACTCCTTATAATTTGCTTTATTTAATATTGGCGTCCCCTGCAGGACTCGAACCTGCGACCTACGGTTTAGAAGACCGTTGCTCTAATCCAACTGAGCTAAGGAGACTTAACTTTTATCCCTCTAGGAGAATTTTTTCCGTTTTGGTAATTTCATCTTTTAAGAGAAGCTTTTCTCTTTTAAGTGTATTAATGTACAGATCCGGAGCCTTTTCAGCTTCCATTGCAATAATACGTTGATCCAGATCCCGATGCTTTCGGACTAGAGATTCCATTCTATTTTCCATTGAACCCATGTTCTCACCATTTGTATTGTCTATTAGCATTGTTTGTTCTCCACTATACTATCACGTCCATTTACGAATGTCAACAAAAAAATTACGTTGGCTGAAACATTTTATGATAAATGTAACTTGTACCGCATTCTTGGAACCATTCCTCAAATTCGTCTCGGATGTCGTGATATTCCTGGGTTATTGATATTTGTTTGTCGCCGATGATCAATGATTCAAATAACTTATTAGCCTTTAATTGTAGATCCACCGGGTAGTCGTGCATTATGTATTTAGGTTTTTTCTTTATGTCTGGAAAGTATGGCACACAATGTGATGCTATAATCTCGTACACATGCATAGTATCCCAACCTTTATGATCATTATAGGTCACTGTTGCAAACATCGCCTTTAGAAATTGTACATAATAATAATGCTCTACATTAAACACATTTGAATTAGGTATAAACCTGGAATCATATGGTGCCAAAAGTGATGTTTTCACCTCACGAGTAAATCGTTGTCTATACACAGGAAACGTATGATGTATAGGATGCACCAGTTTGTGCTTTTGACCACCAAGTTCTCT